GCTCTTTGACTTGGATTTTTGTGACCACATAATTTGCTTTGACATCAAAGTTTCTAACTATGTCAGCGGCTCTTTTTCTTTCTTCAACCCTGACTTTTTCAAATCCTGTTTGAGACTCCCAGTCGCATCCAGCCATGAAGGCGTCACGCCGGATGTCCATCAACTCTTCTTCAGTTAGTGATATAGTCCCTTGTGCCACACTGTATCTCCAGTCTCATCAGCTGTCTTTAGCGCGTCCCCTATAATATTAACGAAAGTGTTGTAGGCTAGGTTTGCTTCTATTTGTGAACTGACGCCATTACAAAGAATATAAGCAGTTGCAGCAGAGAGAGTGTGGAGGGCTTCGTCGGCATCACTTAAGGACGTAAGAATGTTCAGAAGTTCACACGTAGCAGATTGTATCTTCTTCCTGTATTCTTCCGAAATTTCCTCATCCACAATCTATTCCTTAGCTGACTTCAACCAATATGCCTCACCAGTTTCTTCGGACGCTTTTATGTAGGCTTTAATTCTAATTTCATTCAAATCCAACAAACTGGTGGCAACATCTTTTGTTGTAGAAAATGACGTTATGAAGCTTCCTAAGCAAACCGTTAAAATGTGGAAAACCTCTTCTGGCGAAGCGTCCATATCATTGAATACATCAAAGACTTTCTGTGAACCGCCATGAAGACGAGTCAGCTCCGTCTCATCAGTAATTACTTGTTCAGTCATGACGCCTTCCCCTTCGCGGCTAATATTAATTGCTTTAGTGCTTCTCTCTGATCTGGTTCCAAATTACGCGGGTCAAACTCTTCCTTGTGCTGCACCTGGATGGGCGCGCCTTCTGGTCCGCTTATCTCAGTAGATTTGCGCTCTGTGTAATCTTCCCTGAAACGTGATGCCGCAGACCTATACCAAAGGTTTGCGTTGAAGTCCCTGTTTTTCATGTTATCACGCGCTTCGCGCTCGAACCAAGCTTGCTCATGCGTCTTAGCCGCGCGTAAAGCGGTGGAAAAATCTTTGTGAGCGGCGGCCCAATCATACAGAGAAGCCTTGTCAACATCCAACTCAGCAGCGAGCTCTGCGTGACTGAATCCCAACTTTCCCAATTCAATAATAATGTCGCAAAACTCTGGCTCATAGCTAGAAGGGCGCCCAACTGGACGCTTCCCGGCTTTGATTGGTTTAGACTTAGCTGCGGCTATTCTTTCCCGCAGTTCTGTTAGTTTGTCTTTTTCTTCACTCATATCAGTTACAATTCTCTGGCTGAATTAGTGAACACTCAACGACGTATTTCATTGGCGCGCATCCTGTTAGGGTTACTGCTGCTCCAAATAACATAAGCACGAAAGCCACAGAATACAAAAGAGCTACGACAGTTTCTCTAACCATTGCCGCACCAAGGAAAGAATTGAGGTGCAGTATATCACACCCCAATCCTGTAGTCATTTACGCAAATTCTGATTCTATTTCTTTTGTTGGGTGTGTCGCTCTATGAACTGCTGCTTTCCCCAAGGGGGTGTCCGCCAGCATCCCCAGAGCATCCATATAAGTTGCCAAAATAGCTTGTTCCTCGGCACGTTTATTTGCATCCTGTTTTCTAAGGGCTATCACTTTCTTGATGATTTTAGGGTCAAAGCCTGTTGATTTTGCTTCCGAATATATTTCTTTAATGTCTTCGGCAATGGCGGCTTTTTCTTCTTCAAGCTTTTCTATTCTCTCGACAAAGGCTTTCAATTGATTGTTCGCAGTCATTTAATTCTTCCTCTATAAGAGAAGCCAGATAGTCGGCTTTTTTCCGGCAGTAGCTACAGATTTTCTGGCATTGTGTTCCAGGTGGCTTTTTCACCACACGACCATATCCATATCCATCTCGAACTATGCCTGCACCATAGGCGCACAAACCAACCTCAATAGTGTCCCTTAAATTTTTTTTCATGTCAAACCCACTTTTTTCACTTTTCTGATTGACAGTAAGAAGAAACTTCCCTATAACAGTTTCATTGATTGAGATTGAAACGGAGATACGGAAATGAGCATTTGGAGACAAAATACTGACCTGATGTCCCGCTTGGCAGTAGCCCAAAACCATGAAGCAAACATCAACCAGGATATTACAACATTTGTGGCTTTCTTTAATACCCGCGAAGAGTTACTGCGTCACGTTGAGAGCTATGAACAAAGAGCTGCCAACTATATAGCTCCTCAAAAACGCCGCCGCAAAGTAGCTTAAAGATAGGGGCTTCGGCCCCTTCCCTTCTCTAACTTTATGGATGTTGACATGTCATACCGAACCAGAGAAACCACGGCTTATTTGTTTATGATGGACACTGACTGGGTTGTTACCATTGAATACGAGTTTATTAACTATGGCACCTCTGGCTCCTATTATTCGCCGGCAGAGGGTCCAGATTACGACATTTGCAGAATCTGGTTATCCCGTGACGAACGAGACAATGAAGGACCAAAGTGGGAAGCCACAGGTGAAATGTTCTACAATTTAGCAGGCAGGGACAATATTAATACTGCCGTGATTGATGACATTAACTCTTACTGAGGAGGCAGCCATGAAAATCATTACTTACTTTGAAGATTGGACAAACGAGTGGTTTGCTTACTACGACGACGACGAACCAGATGATGATGGAAGAATGGATAGATCCTGGGGAGATACAGCAGAAGAAGCAATCCAAAACCTTCTAGAAGATTTTCCAAGAAAGTAAGAAAAAACTTCTAGACACGCTTGACATGGGAAAAAACTTCTTTATAGTAACAAACATTGGAACACACCAATAACCCTTATTGAGATGGAGACTGACATGACAAACAACATTGACACCCTTGCCGACCTCTACGCTGTAGCTAAAGCTGAGATGGATGCTTGCGCCAAGCGTGTTGAGGAGCTCCGCAAGGAAATCCTTAACACTGGCCACGAAAAGATTAACGGCGCCAACTTCGCTGTTGAGGTTGGTCTTTCTGAGAGAACAACCATTGACACCAAACTGGTCCGTCAATTCCTAACAAACGAGGAATTGGCTTCGTGCAGCAAAACAGCTGTAGTCACCACTTTGCGGATCAAAGTCTCTGAGAAAGTTGCTGCTGCTTAATAATAGGGAGCTAACGCTCCCTTTTTTCTATGGAGATGGATATGAAGATTATAACAAACCACAAACCCCTAGATAATTACAAAGACAATTCAATGGATTGGTATGTTTACGACGAAGAAGAAATAATAGCCAATCCAATTAATTTTACCATGGGCTATGGCGCTACTGAAAAAGATGCCGTTGCAAACTTTATGCATAAAAAAATAAACAAGCTTCTAGACACTATTCCATACTTTAACAAATCAGAGGAACCACCAAAATGAACATGCTGATTAACACAGTATTTATTGTGGTGTTTACCATTTTTGTTTGCTTGACCTTGGCTGTTGGAACAGTTGCTGGTCTTTGGGTTATTGGAAAGGTTTTATTATGGAATGCATGAAACGCTTTGTTTTAGGCAAGCTTGATCCTTGCTACGACGTAAACCCTGTGTTGTGGAGAATGTTCTGCGCAATCACTGACAGGCCACTACACACAGTCAGTTTTAATTGGACGGAACAAGATGTGATTAACTTTATTATGAGAAGGGCAATGGGCTCCCATGACACAGGAAGAAATGAAAAACATTCTGATACGGACAGAAATATCCAAACAGGACCTGGCAACAATTGCTGATGTTACAGTAAGGCAAGTAAACTCGTGGTTTTCTGGAGCCTATAATATCCCTCAGCCAATTGCTTTATTACTTTGGGGGATTGACCAGCAACAAATATCCAAAGAGTGGCTGGTTAATACTGTAGAATATGAAATCAATCAAAAAATAACATAAAGAAATGGGCCGGGTGATGAATCCGGCCCTTTGTCACGCTATGTGTGCTTTCTGTATTCTATGGCAACTCCTGAGTTTTTTTACGACAATAAACACAGGGAGGTTGGCGTTATCCCTGTGAATATCTTTCAATCAAAACGGAATATCTTCACCCTTTTCCCAATCAAATCCTTCTGGCGGCCCATCTATAGGCGCAGAGCTATCAAAGATTCCTTCACCATTTCCTACTGGTGTCTCTAATGGATCTGAGACTTTTAACTTGGTCTTTACTACTTTTGCTCCTGGGAATTCTTTTTTTGCTGTTACAATTTCAGGGAAAGCAGAAATCATATTGGCTATTTCTTCTAACGTATAAACATTTATTCTGCGTCCTTCAGCCAGGACCCTGTTGGCCATTTGTGGCTCCCTAACAATTGTAGCCACCGTGCCATCTTCAAGCGCCACTTCCCATATGGCTGGGTCCAGCACCTGTGCGCCTGAGCTGGTTGCCGCTTTGTCGAGCGCCTTCCATGCTTTGGCCATCCTGGCTGCTTCTCGTTTAACATCCTCTAATTCACCATGCCAACGGGCTTGTGAGGTCAAATATCTCTGCCTGTCGAACTTCTCCCGTAACGAAGCGTCAACCAGCAGCCTCAGCCTATCACGCCCCCACTTCAGTTCAAGCTCAACTTCTATGGCGTCTGACTCATCCAGGGCTGCCCTGCCAGCAATATAAGTTCCAGGCGTAACCATCCAAGGAACAGAGGTATAAGAGGACACAACAATCCCCTTATCCACGTTTGATTTCTTTATTTTAGGTTTGTAGGCCATGTTTTATATCCACATCAATTATATTTTTAATTCCATTGTTTCATACAGTCTATTTATCCCACGAGAACTTGGGCAGCGTTATATTGGCTTTATTCTTTTTTGCATAGGATGTTTTTGTGCTGCTGGTAGCCCGCAACTGCATTTTTAATTTTGTTTTTTCGGCATATTCTGGGTCTTCTTTCATTCTTTTGGAATGGGCTCTAATTGCGAGAAAAACCTTTTTTTCAGAAAATGAAAGCTTACCCAAACCTAAATTAGGCGCACTGATGGAAATCATATTTGTTGACGCACCAGTTCTTCCAATCCCCTTTCTTGCCATATCAATATCTCCACATTTGTTTACGGATCTATTTAAATTTGCTGCCTTTGTGCGACATACTTACCCAATTTTGTAGCCTTTAGGATACATTTTCAATTGTTGTTGTTTAGCGTCATTTGCGGAGAATAGCCATTTTATCCTCCGCACAAACTACGGTCTGATTTATAGAATTTAGTTTCATAGCTCACTACGTTTTTATGCCAAATGCCACCCCATATTTAGATCATTTGTCAGCTTCGTGGGTCATATTTGATACTTTTGTATTACCAAGACGGCATTTTGCCGTATGTCAAATATGACATAATCTTTCTTTATGTGGCATTTGTAATATTTCCCGCTCAGTAAAAATATTACATTTTCTTATGCTGAAATTGTTATCTTTACCGTTCGGTAAAATTGTCTTCCTTCTCTCCCAATACTTTACGGGCTTGCCGTAGGTCGCCAATTGTCAATCTGCATGTAGGCGTTTCATCATCTTCCAACTCTGAGCCAGTGACATACTCGTCGTCTATTCTTTGCGCCTCATCAGCAAACGGCTTTAACGCTGCCTCTAGTTCAGCGATGCGGGTTAATAAGTTAGCTACTTCTTCTTCTAAGGCGTCAATTTGTTCGTCAGTTGCATAGTTTCCAGCCATCACTTCTCTCCCAAAGCGCGGTCTTGCGCCTCCCAATCTGCTGCAGCGTTTCCTAATACCTTACGGGCTTGGCGCAACCACCCAACAGGAAGACCTGTCTGCAAGCTACTATTATGGTATGGAAAACACGGATTATCATATTCGTTTGCTTTATCAGCGAATGGCTCTAACGCTGCCTCTAGTTCAGCGATGCGCATATTCAACATTGTAATTTCAGCTTCCAGATACCATTCTCTGGTTTGTGCATCCATCTTTTCCACTAGTTCTCTTTGTGCGTCAGTTACTGGTGGCCCATCAAATAATCCCATCAACTTTCTCCAACTCTGATCTTTCCTCAAGATGATGCAAAATACCTTCGCCCTCTAACATCAAATAGTCAGGTATCTCTGTCGTCATTGTCAGTTCATTGCGTTTTGCTTCCGGCGAACTGCCGTATTTAAACAACTTTTCCATCCAATATTCTAACAGCGCAATACGCCTAGACATTTGTTTACGCTTCCAGAGATAAGTGTCACACTCGAATTTCAGTTGATGTTCTAAATCCGCAATCCGCTCATTAGCCTTTTCTATGTCAGCCAAATATTCCAAAGCCAGTTCCTTTTGCTGCTCCCATAATTCATTCGCACACTTTAGTTCGCGCTGTAAAAGCTCAATAGCGTCGGCGGCTTCATTGAGGAAATCTACATACATATTTTCGGCATGTTCCTGCAATCGCTCCACAAGGTCTGTATAGTCAGTCATTTCGCTACCTCACCAATATTAAATTCTGGTTTTTCAAAATAATGTATGCAGTTTTCCTTGCCCAATGATTCATCCCAAAACCATTTAAAGTTTAGATAAGAATTACTATTAGAGGGCTTTGTTCCACTTTTTTCATGACGGCGGCATAGTGGCGCCATAGGGCAGTCAGGATTTGCGCATAAAGAAAAATCAATCATTTCTTTCCCTCCAACGCCTTAAATGTATTTAATTCCTCTTCCAATTCAGCAATTCTTTTATCCCGTCTATTTAAGTCATATAGGACCTTGACGCAGATGGATGCGTCACTTGCAAGGCCGTCTTCTTGAAGGCGTGATATTAAATCAACCAATGCAGGGTAAGTTGGCAGTTTTGTCATTTCTTAGCCCTTACGGCATGTTTTAGTTTTTTTATTTTCTTTTTGAGGCGTTTAAGTTCCTCAAAAATCTGTAAAAGGGTAATTTCTTTTTCTTTTTCACTCATGGCTATCATCCAGCCAATGCCTGAATTGTCTTTCCTTTGTGGTATGCCGCTTAAACATTTTGGCGACAGAAACCCAAAAGACGCAGACAAGAAATACGACACCCAGGAACCTTAAGACCTGATCCCCCATTTCAACCTCCATACCAATATCAATATTTATCTATACCTTCACATCATATGGAAGGTAAACATGCTGGCCTTTTATTGCGGCCATCTTGATCCTTCTATGCCTTATGGCTTTTGTCAAGAATGATTTGACGTAAGGCCTATTAACCTTGAACTGACTTCTAAAAACAGGAAAGATATTTTCAAAGCTGATAGGTTCCCCGACCTCCCAACTGACAGCTATTTCTTCAACCAGTTTTCTATCTATTTCTACGTCCGTTTTGTATGTCCGCAGTTTAGCTTTTAAGCTATTTCCCAACTCAGACTTAAGAAACTTAGTCATCCGTAAACCTACCTCATCCTGTCCCTCCTTAACCGCCTTTTTCCTACCCTTCTTTGGGCAGTCAAATCCATCAGGATAAGGCGCCGGATTCAGAGTTAGGCCAGTGATAACATCCCCCACCCATTTCAGCATGTCAGGCGCGTATTTGCACAGGTGCCGAAAGTCAGCAGACTTAGAGAAAACGCCATCCTTAAATCCAAGGTGCCAGGCGCCCTTGCCAGTCCTGCGCCAATTCTCGAAATACAAAACGTAGTTACCCCAGCCAGAGGATTTTCCCCTCGGCTTGACATGCAAGATCCACTTTCCGTCCCTGTGAATTTCTTTCTGACTGGCGGTTGCGACATATTCCCTGCCGCCAAAAAATACCACCCGCTGATACAATCCATTTACCATAAACATATCAAATTCTCCCAAACCATTACACTCAAACAACCCAAAACGCAAGCCCCCGTGAGCGTAGCGGAGGGGCGCCTTAGCGCCCCCGCAGCGGAGCGAACTATGCTAAGGTTAGTAACATTGTTTTTTGAGCTTTTCATGTATTTTCCATTTACTTTCAAATATTTAGTTCTCGCTTTTGTTTTACATATATATCCGCGAATACTTTACTTTCAAATACTTATTAATTTTTTCACAACCCCTTTGCAACCTTCAATCCCGTGGATGTCGTCTTCGTATTTACTCGGTAGCCTTCCACAACAATCACATCATTCCACAGCCACTGGCGAATCAGTTTCTCAGCCTGATCCACAGACACGCCAAACTTTGCCGACAGCTTGTCAGCAGCATACCGTTCCGTCTTCCTGGAGTTCTTATTAGACGACCAAGGGTAGCCCCCGTCCCACGCCTCACCAATAGACGCAACCATTCTACGGCACTGATCCATGTCAGGTTCAGCCTTGGTTTGTTGCTTACCACCAAACCCCTGATCCTTAGATGGCGTTTCCTGAGCCTGGGGAGCCTCCAGATTGAGTTTCTCAACAAAGAGGGAGGTATGGTGGTCTATTGTGTTTAGCTCAACCAGTGAGACGCTAAACTCATCCTGCCAGCCATCAATTGCCGCCTTAATCTTCCTGGCTGTGATTGTCCCAGCCATGGCCCCATTCTCTCTCTCGACATGCAGAAGGAAGTCTGCGGCGCCGTCGAAGACTGTGGACCCACGTAGGGTTGTGCCGCCATTTCTGTTCATGTGGTGGACGCCAATTGTAGCAACGCCAAAGGTTTGCTTGAGGGCATCACAGGCATTGATGAACAGCGTCATGTCCTTTTGTAGATTCTCATCTGCCCCCGGTAGGACTCGGCTTACCGTGTCAACAAAGATAGCAGCCGGCGTAGCCCCCAACCTCTCAGACTGAACCCTGATAGTCTTAATCAGCTTGGAGACACAGTTCACATCCATGAAGTTCATGGACTGCTGAATCAGAATGAAGGGGATGTCACTGGCATCAATTCCCTTCTTTTCAGCCCAGGCGCGAATACGGAACTTCATGTCACTCACACCCTCAGAGCTGATGTAAATAACAGGGCCAGACTTGTGTATCTTCCTACCCCACCATTCGGGTAGTTTAGATGCTATACTCAATCCCATCCCTATTGTGATAAAAGACTTGAGGCATCCAGGCACCCCATAGACGAAGCCAAGACCACTCTCAATGACCAATCCATCAATCAGAAATTTTGGGTCGGGAAGATTGTAAATATCCAAAACGCTTAAGCATTCAAAAATATCAGCGTCTTTCTGGACATGAGAATTATTAATATCCAGATCCGCAACCTTAATTATTTCATCTATCCGACTTGCTGCTGTAAAATCACTCACTGGCGCCGGATAAGAATTAACGGGCTTCGGGGTCTTGGCATATTCACTAACTTTCCCATCCCACTGACGCTTTGCCTTTTCCCACTTAATATTAAAGGCGCTTCTCCCCCTGCCCTCCTGCTCAAGCAACTCCTCTTTTGAAAGGTTAGGGTTGCTCAGTCTTGGGTGTGTCTTACGCAGATAAGTGGAAAAAAGTTCGTCCCGCTGAATTATCTCAGTATTTCTATCAAGACCCATAGGTCCTTCACGGTAGAGGTCAACCATGCGGGCCCAGACAAGCCGCATCATGTAATCTTCACGACCATCCAGCAATTCGCCGTAAGGGGTCTCTTGGTGTA